CCCACCCCCACCTCCACCTCCACCCCCACCAAAGAAGTCCGGATCCCCAAAAAAAGTGGAGTTGTCATTCTTAAACGAATTGAAAATGAAAATAAAAAACAAAAAGAATAACACGGGCCCACTCACACCCACTAAAAAATCACCCGTCAAAAATCAACAGGCGGCACTACTTAATGAACTAAAACAAAAACTAAAACTAAAGAAATCGTAAACCGAATCGTTTCGTCATGAATTTTTCTACATCTTCAAAACTGGTATGACTCCAGAGATACCATCGAGACCAAAATCCAGCGCCACCTATACCGCGAATGGACCAGTCTTCATTTTTACTTCGTGTGACATTTAACATGAGATTTTGAATTTTTTCAGGTTTTCTTTCAGCCACCACACTCTTTGGTACCATACCACCGTGTCTGAGAACGTACGATCTCATACGAGAAGGATTCTTGTGTTTGGTGTAGTCTGAATATAAACTCGCACCAAAGTCAACAGTCCTGCCGTCTTCTAGGTTTGCCCTAAACTTCTTTTTCTTATTTGGACTTTTTGTAATCTTCACCTTCATGGTTAATATATCGCGTCATAAAAATTTACTTGCACGTCTGGCATCCATATTGCTCTTTTTTGGGAAGAAAAAATAGGTGTTCGGGACCACGCTTTACCCTGTAGAGGTGATCATACACGTGAAGAAGAACAATGGTTATACCTAGGGTGCTCAGGACGAGACCATTCGTCTTGCGGGCCATCCAGGCGTACGCGATGATCATCACCACGAGTGCGATCTGAACGATAGAGATGGATGGCATGGAGAATCGCTTCTCGACAGTCTTTACCTCTTCTGTGGGTTCTGGGGTGTACTTTTCCATACGCTTGCCGTATCCGGGCATTTTTATTATCTACAGAGAAAATAATGTGGTTTGTCACTGTGCCGATCCTCATGATCGTATACGATTATTTGAAGACACCCATAGATGCACTATATTTTAACAATCCACTGAGACCCCTAGTAGGCATGAGAAATACACTCGTGGATCTCATACAATGGGGGGCTAAATACGATGTGAATCATTTCCCTGGACTTTGGTTACTAGAGGCACATTTCGACAGAATCAGAGAAGAATTTTTAAAATCTTCTCCTAAAAAACATTTCTTCCACGATGAAGATCCATGGTTCGAAGTGAATCAAAAGTATTACTACCATAAAGTGGAAGACTTCCCATTTCTAAATAGTCTCATCGTTCAGATACCATCCATACATAAAGAAACAGCTCGATTCGCTGTGGTGGAAGGACCCATGGTCATCGCACCGCATAGAGCTGAAACGAATGTTTTACTCAGATATCATCTCACCATAGAAGGATGTGGGGATTGTGTATTGTACACTGAAAGTGGAAGACATATACACGACAAGGGTGAGGCATTCATATTCGATCACGCGAGATATCATGAATTAATTAAAACTGGAGACACAAAACGAGTGGTACTTATTTTAGACATTCATAGATGTTTCTGACACACCGCGATGTACATGTCACTCCCACCTATGAGTTCAAGTTCTTTATTGTCCACAGTACGCTTTGTGAATGGCCCGGCTGTACCATCATTACAACAGACACATAATGCGGATAATTTCGTAACTTCACTAGCTAAAGGTATACAGTCGAGAAGTTCACCCCACTTTCTCTGGAATGCATCTCCATCCAATCCAGCGATGATGATGGATTTATTTACTTTCAGACAATACTCTACAAACCTTTTCAAGTCACTAAAAAATTGCGCTTCATCGATAGCCACCACCTCCGCATCGTGGAAATCTGGTGTATTCACTAAACTATTAAGTTCGAGCACCTTGTGACAATTAAATTTGACGTTGTCATGGGTCTTGAGTACCTCGTCTGGTGATCGAGTATCCTTGGCTGAGTTGACGACTAAAATACTTTTACCTAATATCTTGAGTCTCTTGAGTCTTCTGATGAGTTCGGAAGTTTTACCGGAGAACATGTTGCCCATGATGATCGAGAGATTCATAGTGACGATGGCCTAAATTAAAATATCTCGTATTTTTTAAATGGGAATATTACACAAGGCATACTTTAATGGTCACACGGGATACTATAACCCACATAATGGTCAAGTAAAACTTGGAACTCGAACCTTTCCTAGTATCATGGTAGCTATAAAATATATTGGTAGAAAATAACATGCCACTCACAGATACACAAATCACTCAAAAAATAAAGACATTGCGTAAAAAGTATGGAAAAATATACGCACCTCTAAAATACTTCAGGGGTCTACCCACACAAAAAGACGTGGAGACGCGTTACAGAAAGATGTTAAAGAAGGATTACAAAACTTTCAAGACGGATGCCAAGGTGAAGACACGTACATCATCTTATACCCAGCGGTTTCGAAAAAAATATCCGGGGGTCACCACACTTCCTAACATCGCTAAAGTTACGGGTATACCATTGAAAACCCTAAAGACTGTGTATAACAGGGGTCTAGCCGCGTGGAGAACTGGGCATAGACCAGGGGCTACTCCCCAACAATGGGGGTACGCACGAGTATATAGCTTTATACTCAAAGGAAAAACATATCATACTGCTGATAAAGATTTAACCTAAGTAAAGAAAAAACAACTCATATTTATAAAAAATAAAATGAACGCTCATTCCATTTTCGAGTATGTCAAATTTCTTGAGAACCGCATCAAGGAACTCGAGTATGAAGATTCCGATTCGAGCTATTCAGGTAGTAAAAGTGATGAAGAATCAGTCAACTCATATGATATAAATGATTATATCGCAACAAATCTCGAACTCGTGGCACAATCCCATGAAAACCCTCATAAACGCGCCGCGTACATGAATGCTGCTGAGTCTATTCGCAAATACCCACATACAATTACGAATGGAAAGATGGTTGCAGAGGGTCCGAATAAAATCAATGGAATTGGTAAAAATATTGCAAAAAAAATTGATTTACTCATTTCCAAATGGTAAAAAAAATATTGATATAAAATAAATGTCTGTCGTATTATCTATCGATAAATCCGGTGATCTCAAAATTAATAGGCGTAAGTGCCGATTCTACAAAAAGGATGAAGTGGTGAAGGTTGCGAAAAAAATTGGTGTTAACACCAATAAGAAGACTACCGCTGAAATTTGTGCCTCCATGAAATCCACTTTAAATAAACCACGGGTAGCCAAGGCTAACATGAACAACGTGCCATTGGCGAAACTTTACCCACAGGCAGTCAAGGCTAACATGAACAACGTGCCATTGGCGAAACTTTACCCACAGGCAGTCAAGGCTAACATGAACAACGTGCCATTGGCGAAACTTTACCCACAGGCAGTCAAGGCTAAGCCCAAGGCCAAGCCCAAGGCGACTGCGGTAAATAAGAAGGTGGCTGCCAACTTTATGAAGGGTATGGTGACTACAAACAATAACATCGCGAAGCTCAGGCAACTCAATGTTAAACCTTCTAAGAAGGCTGCGTCTTTGACTGTCAAACAGGCTGCCACTCGTATCATGGGTATGAAGACTCTTCCATTATCAATTCGTAAAAGTCTTATCAGTCGAATGACGATGAATAAAACAATGTCTCCTAGGCGTCATGTGAAGTTGGCTCGTCTTCAGGCTCAACTATCTTGATCTTTTAACATTTCCTTGACCGTCTCGTAAAGTATTGAACTGATTGCAAATTTATAAGATAAAAAACCAATAAATGTAGCACCGTAATCAAAGTCAAATGCGAAAGGTGCACCGTTCCACATTACTTCAAACACCGCTAAACTGATAGGTGCAAAAAATTCCTTTGGATATCCAGTTTCTTCCAAATTATCAACTCTTTCAGAAAGAAGTGATAAATATGTATATGAAGCTATGGCTCCTAATACTGTGGATACACCTTGCTCAGATCCCTGCGTAATAAATGAGGATGTGGACAATAATGTTCCACATCTTGCAGTAGATTTTTTTAATTTATGTTTGAGTCGAGAATAATCTGAGATTTTTGGTATGTGAGACGCGTAAGTGATGACATTCATGTATGAATATTATCATCATATTCTTTAAAGTACAATGCCTTGTGAGAAGTGTAAAAAGAAATGTGGAATTCCTATCGTCTGCTTATATTGTAATGGAAAGTTTTGTCCTCGTTGTACACACCTTGAAAGACATGGATGTACAGGAATAGAAATGAAGAAAAGTAAAGATTTAGAAAACCTAAAAAATAAAACACATTTTGATAAACCTTATAAGTGCTTAAAGATTTAATAAGATACATTATCGTACTGAGATGCCCGAGTGGTTAAGGGGGACGACTTAAGATCGTCTGCACTAAATGCTCGTGGGTTCGAATCCCACTCTCAGTATGATAAGCTCCTATAGCTCAGTAGGTAGAGCGACAGGCTGTTAACCTGTAGGTCACTGGTTCGAACCCAGTTGGGAGCGTTTTTTTTTCCATGTATATTATAAATGCCAAAGATTGCATGTCCAGCTGATGAAGTATATGATAAATCTAAAAAGAAATGTGTAAAAATTAATGGAGTTGAATTTAAGGATACTCTATTAAAAAATCCAAAGGCTTTTAATGTATATGCAAAAAAAATTGAAAAGTTTATGAAACCAAAATGCAAGAACAATAATGAGGTATATTATTTCCCGACAAAACGCTGTATTAAACTTGGAAGTCAGACTTATAAGAAGTATTTAAAGGAGAATCCCAATGGATTCAAAAACAAAGGGGTTCCCTCACCACCCAAGGCTAAGGTCCCTTCACCCCCTCCAAAGATCAAGACCCCACCCAAGGCCAAGACTCCTTCACCTCCTCCAAAGATCAAGACCCCACCCAAGGCTAAGGTCCCTTCACCTCCTCCAAAGATCAAAACCCCACCCAAGGCCAAGACTCCTTCACCCCCTCCAAAGATCAAGACCCCACCCAAGGCTAAGGTCCCTTCACCTCCTCCAAAGATCAAGACCCCACCCAAGGCCAAGACTCCTTCACCTCCTCCAAAGATCAAGACCCCACCCAAGGCTCTGATTACCTCACCACTCAAAAAGAAATGTAAAGATAATGAGGTCTATTATGCACCTACGAAAAGATGCATCAAGGTTGGTGGGCAAGCGCACAAGAAATACATGAAAATAAATCCTAGTGCATTTGGAATGAATGAAAAAAGGGTACTCAC